GTAATAGCAATAATGATACAATAAATATATTTTGTCAATACTTCATTCATCCAAATAAAGAAAGACAGTTAGAAATTACAACATGTTTAAAAAATAATGTAAAAAATAAATATATTAAAAAAATTTATTTGTTGAACGAAAGAATTTACACAGATGAAGAGTTAGATATTTCAAGTAATAAAATAATACAAGTAGATGTTAAACATAGACTACAATTCAAAGACGTATTTGAATATATACATTCAAATGATGTGAAAGGATATAATATAATTGTAAATTCAGATATTTTTTTCAAAAAAAATATCAAAAATTTATTCAAAAGCGATATTCATATAAATAAAAAAATGTATGCTCTTTTAAGATATGAATATAATGTATTAGATCCAGAAAAAACATATTTGTTTGGTCCACGCGGAGACTCACAAGACACATGGATAATACATTCTAATTTTAATATAGGTAAAAAAGAATGTAAAATATTCAACTTTGAATTTGGAAAGCCAGGTTGTGATAATAAAATGACATATTTAATGAGTGTATTAGGTTATGAAATTTTGAACGATCCTACATTTATTAGAAGTTATCATATACATGAAACGAATATTCGTAATTATACAAGCGTTGATGCGATACCACCACCATATGAAATGGTTTTTCCAAAAAAACATTTTGACATATTAAAAATAGAAAACCCAAACTTAGAAATGTATTATAACCCAAAATATAATCATAAAATTAGCAATAATACACTATTTAATTATATAAGCAAAAAAATACAAAACAACCAACATTTTATTATACCTAGAGTTGCTGGAATTGAAACGCAGTTTGCTATTTATTCAATGTTATTATTAATGCCAGAATATAAAGATCAATATTCGAAAATACATAATTTTTTTGAAAATTATAAAAATCAATTTAAAACAAATGCTGGCATAAAGGCTTCTTCAAATGTATCAATACAAAAATATTCGAAACTTTTTTTGGATGCTTTTGCTAGCTGTGAATTATATGGTTCATGGGCACCATTTGACTGTGTTTACCAAGCAATTCATGACGCACATGACATTTTAAACAATTTATTTAAAGATAAAGAAACCATATACTCAGAAGTATTTGATATATATCATTATATATATAACAGACCATGGACACTTGCTCTAGAAGGTAAGAGAGTATTAATTATCTCCAGTTTTGAAGAATCTATTAAAGAAAAAATAAATATAAGAAAGGATATTTTTGGCATTGATTTATTTCCAAATTGTGAAATTATTACAATAAGACCACCACAAACACAAGGTGATGAAGAATCGCAAGAGTTTGACATTGAACTAGATAAATTTAGACAGAAATTAGATGAAATAAAAGATAAATATGATATTGCGTTGGTTTCATGCGGTGGTTATGGTAATTTAGTATGTTCTCATATATATAAATCTGGAAAATCAGCCATATATATTGGTGGTGTTCTACAAATGTATTGGGGTATATTAGGTAGTAGATGGTTTAAGGATAGGCCTGATATAATACGTTTATTTTTAAATAAATCATGGACGCGACCAAAGGATAGTGAAAAACCAAAGAATCATCAAAATATAGAAAAATCTTGTTATTGGTAATTTATATTGTATAATATATCCTATAATATATTATATAACTGACAATTACATTAACGAATTAACATTTTAGGATTAATATATAATTTACAACCTTTTTCATATAACTTCGTATTTAAAGGGACATGCTCACAAACTTGTTTATCTAGATGCGATTCTTCATAACCATTATATCTAATGTTTTTCAATGATTTTAATTTATATAATCCTGCACCTCCAAAAGCAGACACAACTGGCATTAGTTTTGTATCAGTAGGATAATGTATGATATATTTATCAATACACTCATTATAAGCCATAGCTCGTGACATACCCTTTTGCTGTAAAATATTCGCATTATTCCAACAACAACTCATTAAATACTTTTTTTTTCTTAGAGCATAAATATCATAATATTTATCTGAACAGTTCGCAAACATCGCATCCCATTGTTCTGTTTTATATAAAAAACATGTATCTAACGTATCAATTAATTTACCTGTAAATAATACATCATCTAAATCGAGCATGAGCAAATAATCATAATTAGAATATAAATTATTTACATGATCTAATATTTTATTTCTACAGTGAGCTATTCTCATTGTTCTATTTGGAATATTTACATTATCTTCAAAAATAAAATCTATACGTTCGTTTTTAAATGATTTTAAAATTTGTCTAGTATTATCGTTTGAATCGTTTTCATATATAACTATTTTATAATCTTTGAATTTTTTTCCAAGTTCATTCATAATAAAAACATTTTTCTCTATAAAATAAGATACATTTCTACAACAACCTGTAACAACTACATTATATTGTTTCATAATATTATTTGAACTAAATTCACCATTTAAATTATTATTTGATGTATTATGTGATTTATATGATTTTATTTTATCCATCCAATAACTAAGTGTTAATTTATTATAATTAAAATCAATATTTTTAAACTTTTCTATTGTATCATCCAACAGATCCTGTGTTACTAATGACCAATCATTTACAATTAATACTGGCAAATCTTTATATAATGGATCTAACATAGATGTTTTTACAATAGGAATACAACCTAAACACAATGCTTCCCAAGTTCTATGACAATCTAACCCATTACCGTGTGGAGATATAACAAACGCATATTTCGATTGAGTTTCCCATGATTTTTCTCTTTCCACTTTTTCTGGTTCATAATAAACTAAATCTTCGTTTATTTTATCTACCGCATCTTTTCTATCATATCCAAATTTAGTTGTCATAAAAAAATGGAAGTTTGAATAAGCCTTATTTATTCTTTTATGAAATGGTAATGACCGAGTTTTTATATTTTCAAGAATTTTTTCTTGATCAATTGGTGTTGTTTTTTTTCCCCATGAATGATCATTTACAGACATAGTATGATAATCTAAACCAATAGGCATTTGACTTAATTTAGGATGGTTTGTTAAAATACAATTTTGAGAAAACCAATGTATCAATTTATTTGACTCAATAAATTTTGTAAATTCCGCCTCACTTAACAAATCATAAGGACATGTTTCATCATTATCACCAGTTAACAAAATAAATTCATATTGAATATTTTCAAATACATTCTTTATAAAGTAATTTAAACTAGAAATACATACGTAAATTATAGGTCTATACATATTTTTATTAAAGTTGTTGTAATTTATCATTGTTGATATTCCAGAAATAGGCGTTGAGCTATATATATCACACGATTTCAATAAACCACGTGAACTGACATATTTACAATATTCTTCGCTATTTATATCCATATAGTAATTATTATATCTATTAGTATCTATTAGTATTTATATTATTTAATCTATTAAATATTACATAAATTATTTATAAGTGAGTTTAAAATATTTAAAAAAATATATTGTAAATAATTAATGGAGGATCACTTGAATAATGAAAATATACATAATAATATAAAATCAGTTAGTGATATAAAAAATGTATATTATATCAATTTAGCTTCTAGACCAGATAGAAAAAATCATGTTGAAGGTGAGCTTAAAAAAATGGGATTTGACCCCAAAAGATTTAACGCAATTAAAATGGCAAATGGTGCGATTGGTTGCAGCAGCAGTCATTGCCAACTTCTTAAGATGGCATTAGCTGAGAATTTAGATCATATATTGATTGTGGAAGATGATATACAATTTACAAACCCATCATTATTTTTAAATCAAATGAATAGATTTTTCTTGAATCATAAGAATTGGGATGTAGTTTTAATTGCTGGAAATAATATGGGTGATTTTAAAAAAATAGATGATACATGTGTTAGAGTATCACATTGCCAGACAACAACAGGTTATTTAGTTAAAAAACCTTATTATGAAACATTAATCAAAAATATTGAAGAAGGTATTCAAAAATTATCAAGTGAGCCACAAAAAGCAAATTTATATGCCATTGATCAACATTGGTCGCATCTTCAATATAGAGATAAATGGTTTTTAATAGTTCCTTTAACTGTTACTCAAAGAGCTGATTATAGTGATATTGAAAAAAGGCCAACAAATTATTCACCTGCTATGTTGGATTTAAATAAAGAAACATTTAAAATGAGACAACAAAGCATGTTAGCTCAAAAAGAAATGAAACATTTGAAATTTTATTAATTATATTGATTTTATTAATTTTAAAATAATAAAATCATTTTATATTTATTATTATTTTTATAGATTGTTATTTAAATATAAATATAATAAATATAATAAATAAGATTATGCAAAAGGTAAAAAATATTTATAATCTTTTATGTAGAAACCACCATCCAAGTAAAAGTTCTTGTGATATAATGGAACATTTACCAACATTATATAAATATTCAAATGAATGTGATAGTGTTTTTGAAACAGGGGTGCGTGGTTGTGTATCATCATGGGCATTTTTATACGGTCTATTAAGTAATACTAATGGAAATAAAAAAAGAATGTTCTTAAATGATATCAACACTTGTGATATAGAAGAATTATTAGAAGTAATAAAAAATTTAGATGTTGATATTGATATTGATGTGAAATATGAATGGAAAAACAATTTATTATTAGAACTTGATCAAAATTTTGATATTACATTTATAGATACATGGCATGTATATGGACAATTAAAAAGAGAACTAAATAAATTTTCAAAAATAACAAATAAATATATTATCATGCACGACACTACCGTTGATGAAATATATGGAGAAACTATTAGAGTTGGATGGGATGCTAATAAACAAAGTGAAGAGTCTGGTTTTCCTGTTGAAGAAATAAATAAAGGTTTATGGCCTGCTGTAACAGAATTTGTAGAAAATAACCCAGAATGGTATATTAAAGAAAGATATACTAATAATAATGGGTTGACTATTTTAGCTAGAAAATAAATAATAAATTTTATAGATTATTTATTATTTTTCAAATATTATTATTATTTATTATTATTTATTATTATTATTTATTATTATTTATTATTATTATTTATTATATTAAATCTTATTTTCAGCAATCAAACGAGGAAAATCAGATAATTCTATATCAGTAAAAAATTTATTTGTTTCCAAATGTAAGATATTTATTTTATAATTTGGATTCAAATGAAACCCAATAGCATAATCTTCCAAATATTCTTTCTCAATGTATTCTTTCTTCAAAAGTAGTTTTAAAACTGCCTCTTTTGAGAGAAAGTAAAAACGACCACTACAATATTTCGTTTTAAGTATAGGTAAATATTGTGGCAATTCTGGATGCAATTTAAAGTATTGAGATAAATAGTTTTGTTTTACATCTACTATGTAGCCTCCATAATGTATTACATTTTGTGTATTTGTATTTTTATTTAAAATATTGGTAAGAATATTTATAAAATTATTATTGACTAATATTTGATCATCATCAGTTTTAAATATATATTTATAATTAAATGTTTCATTGACAGCGTTATATGCAGCAACAACTTTTTTTGGTAAAGAATTATAATCATCTGCAGTTTTTACTAATAATAAATTATTTTCGTGGTCAAATTTATACGTAGAATCGAGCGTTTCATCACCAATAACATGATAAAAACGTAAATAAGGAGGTATTAATTTTAACCACGTCATTTTTTGAAATAGTGCTTTTTTTTGGTATTTTGTACAATTCATAATAAGCATAATATATTCTTGTTCAATCATATATTTTATGTTTATAATAAATATATGATTTTAAATATAATTTTTTAATAAAAATATAAAGGAAATATATTAAAGATTGTGCTTTAATTGGAGAATTAGATGAATATTTAAGTAAATTTGGTTTAGTTCGTGCTGAAACTAATTGGACTCAATGGAAATGGGGAGATGCTTTTTATATTAGAAATACTTTAATTAATAAATAAAATAAATACTTAAAATCGTAAATATTTATTTTATAAAATGTCTTTAACTATTTCAACTTGTTTTTATATTATCAAATCCAAATTTGATGCTAATGTTTATATCGAATGGATGAATAATTTTATATCAATTGCCAATCAGTTTAATTTGGTCATTTATACAGATGAAAAAAGTTTGCAATACATAGAAACAAAAGGCAACCCTAATATAATGATAATAATTAGACCAATAGAAAGTTTCTATTTGTATAAGTTTAAAGAGTATTGGATTGAAAATCACAAAAAAAATACTCTTCTTAATGACAGAACTGAATGGAAACTCAATATGTTATGGTCAGAGAAAATATGGTTTGTAAAAGAGACGATAGAGAGAAAATACTTTGATACAGATTTTTACGCTTGGTGTGATATTGGATATTTTCGAAATGATAAAGATGATTTAAATACAACTTTTCTCTCTAATTGGTGTAATCCAGAAAAAATTAGTAGGCTTAAAAAAGATAAAATTTATTATGCATGTATAAATAATGATGTTAGATATATTAATTATTTAATTAAAATAATTAACAAGAAAAATATTATTGGTTTGCCTATAAATGAAATACCTGCTATTCAAACATCTGTATCAGGCGGTTTTTTTATTATTCATAAAGATAAGATAGACTGGTGGAGTGGAACTTATGAAAACAAGCTTTCTTTATATTTTCAAAATAAGTATTTGGTTAAAGACGATCAAATTATTTTAGCAGATTGTATTTTAACAAACGAAAACATGTGTCATTTTTTTTTATTTAAAGAAAATGTTAAGCGATTTAACAATTGGTTTATGTTTCAAAGAATTCTATTATAGTTTTTTGTAAAATATTGTTACACATTTATTTTCACCCATTCAGGCGGACATAAATCACGCGTATCGTGACCTGCGGATGGTCCAAACCATACAGATGGATAACAAACAATTTTATCATTATGTGAATTGAAATAAGCACCCCACCAACTGAATGAACTATTTGCTATTATATTGTGATGACAACAACTCATTAATAACATTTGCTCCCAATCAGCAAGTGTATTTTCTCCTCTTGTAAAAGTCAATTCAGGAAATTTATCAGTTAATTTGTTTATTGTATTTAAAACATCTTCTATATCTTCATCTTCACAAAAATATAAAATAGTAGAGATTTTATTATGTAAAGTATCACACATATGATGTAATGATCTTTCATAGTACTTGTATGTTGCCAAAGGATGGAACTGTTGTATTTTTTTATAATCACCTAATCTAAAATGCATACATACTTTATCATCAAAATATTCATTAGTTAGGTTCATTTTATTTAACAATTCGTTTTTTTTATTGTCTAATGCGATAATTCTGCTAATCATATTATAATTATCTTTAAAATACTTGTAACTTTGAAAATAACCATGTATCATAATATGTTTATCTTGAAATTGTTGATATGGTAATTCATTATATGGAAAACCTTTCTCTCTACAAACTAAGATATTTTGTGGATATTCATTTATCAAAAACGCTTTTAATTTGGATAAGAATGTTTCCCAAAATGTATAACGCACGATAGTAGATCCTCCACCAAGTTTCTCAGTGTTCAAAAATTTGAATTGGTTTTTACTTTTTATAGCGTAAGAAATTGTAGCAAAAATTTGGAAAAGTTGATTTCCTAATCCACCCATTAAATTACATGTAATCATTTTACATATAATTATTTTTTAATGTTTAAATTTATTTTTAACCATTTATTAAAATTTAAAAATGAAAAGGTTTTTTAAATTAATAATAAATAATAAATAATAAATAATAAATAATAAATAATAAATAAAACAATATAATATGTTCACATCAAAATACAGACCTAAAAAATTAGACGATTTTATTGGCAATAAAAATGTAATTATGCCGTTTATTCGTTGGTTATTAGAATGGGATCCAAAAAATAAAAAATCAAAATGTGCTTTGGTATCTGGATTAAATGGAATAGGAAAGTCATTGTTGGTTGAATTAATATTACAAAAACATGATTATAATATTATTCATTTATCAAATGATGAAGATAGAAATAAAGAATATATAAATAATACAATAAAACCATTATTGAAATTTAAAAAAACATTTAATGGCCAAGAGAACGCTTTAATAGTTAGCGACATTGATTGTGGTAATGATTACGGATTTATGAGTAGTTTGGTAGAGTGTATTAAAGATGCGCAAATTCCTATTATTTGTATTTGTGATAATAGATATGATCAAGGAATTAAACCTATTTTAAATTATTGTTATGACATTAAGTTGAACAAACCTACTTATAATGATGTATATCCTCTCATTTATAAAGTGGTTACAGGAGAAAATATTAAAATAAGCAAGTCTAGTGTAGATAATTTATATGAACAATCAAATGGAGATATTCGTTACATATTGAATACTCTTCAAATAACACCTAGAAAATGTGATACAACAAGTGAAATGAAGACAATAAACACAATAAATACAATTACATCTCATAAAAATATACAAAGCGCCAATATATTCGATACCACTGGAAAATTGCTATCAATGGATTTAACATTAGACGAAAAATATAATACATATTGGTTATCACATGATATTCACGGATTAATGATTCATGAAAATTATATCAATAACACTTTAACCGCTCGTGAAGATATTAAACGTCTAGAAAATGTTGCTTATTCAGCGGATTCACTTAGTGATGTTGATTTATTTGACGCTATAATGGATTATGATTTAGAACCATATGTAGCATTGAATACTATAAAAGCGACTATTAAATGTAATAAAAAAGGTCATATAAAATTTCCACAATTTCTTGGTAAAATTTCTACTATGAATAAAAATAAAAGAGATAAATTAGATTATAATAATGTGAAATTATTTGATGAGACGCCAATTGTAAAGGAAAATAAAGTTAAAAAACCAGAAAAAGTTAAAGCACCAGAAAAAGTTAAAAAAACGAGTAAATAATATAATAATTTATAAAAATATTTATTATATTAAAAATTCTTTTTTATTTTCTGTATATTTTTGATGCTTAACACTTCTTAAATGCTCTGCTTTGCCAGCACATCTTACTACAGATCCACATTCGCAAACAAAAGTTAATTTCTGTTTAGCTAAAATTTTGTCTTTATTTTTTTGATACCATTCATCCTTATATTCTTTAATATGCTCTTTATTTTCTTCAACATATTGTCTATTTTGTTCTATAATTTGGCTCTTATGTTCATCATAATATTTCTTTTTTTGTTCTCTATTATTTTCTTTATGTTTTTCGTTATATATTTTTTTATATTCTTTAATTTTATCGGCGTTTTTCTCTCTATACTCTTTTTGCTTTTCATGTAAAATTTTCTTTTTTTCTTCTTCACTTATTTGTATTTCAACTACAGGTTCGCCTGCAAGTTTGTTTTGATAATCTAAGTGAAATTTACTTTGTAAATGTGTATATTTATTCCCAAAAGTGATTTGATGACCACATTCACATACAATTACCTGTTTTTTTTGCTCTTGTATTTTTTCTTTATTTTCTTCGCGCCATTTTTTGTTTAATAGTTTCAATTCTTCTTTATTTTTCTCTCTATATTCTTTTTTCTTCTCAGCAATTTCCTCTTTATTTTTCTCTCTATATTCTTTTTGTTTCTCAGCAATTTCCTCTTTATTTTCTTGAGCATATTGTTTTTGATATTCCAATTTTTGTTCTTTATTTTCTTGATAATGTTCTTTTGCTTTTTGTAATATATAATCTTTTTTCTCTTCGTACCAATCTTGTTTATAAATTTGAGGTTCTTCTTTACATTTAGCGTATGGTTTATTTACATTTAAGGTTGCGCCCAATTGTTCGATCCAATAATGTTCTGTTGATTCAGCCTCTCTTTTATCTTTTAAATTATGTTCTTTTATTTGAACCATTGACCAATTATCCCATCCACCATTATCTCTAATAAATTTATAAACATATCTATTATAATTTTTATTATTTTCATTACAACAAGAATGTTTATGTGTATTTTTTCTTTGTGTATAATTTGTGGTGTGACCTATATATATGTCTTTAATTGTAGGTTCTTTACAACAAAGTTTATAGATGATTGTTTTTGAATAATCCGTTTGACTTTTATCCATTTATATATATATATTAATATAATAATCTCTAAATATTTATTTTCATTTATTATTATTTATAAATTTATTTCAATTTTAAAAGTCTTCTGTTAATTCAAAAACATCGTTCGTGATTGTTTTGTTAGCTAAAGCATAGTCGCTCACGCGACGCTCGAAGAATGATGTTTTCCCCTGTAGGCTAATTAACTCCATCCAATCAAAAGGGTTCTTCTCATTATACAATTTTTTATAACCAAGTTGAACGCATAATCGGTCAGCCACAAATTTAATATATTGAGTCATCATCTCTGCGTTCATTCCTATCAAACGGCACGGCAATGCTTCGCAAATAAATTCCGTTTCAATTTCAACGGCTTCTTTGATGATCTCATGAATACGTGCCTTGTCAATTTTCTTAATTAGTTTATTATATAAAAGTATGGCAAATTCGCAATGTAAGGCTTCATCACGTGAAATAAGTTCATTCGAAAATGTGAGTCCAGGCATTAAACCGCGCTTCTTTAACCAGAATATACTACAAAAAGCACCTGAAAAAAATATACCTTCTACGCATGCAAATGCGACCAAACGTGTGGCGAAACTACTGCGATTATCATGAATCCATTTTTGCGCCCAGTCTGCCTTCTTTTTAATACAAGGATAATTCGTAATAGCATTAAAGAGTTTGTCTTTTTCAACCGAATCTTTAATGTAACTCTCGATGAGTAATGAGTAGGTCTCCGAGTGAATATTTTCCATGGCAATTTGAAAACCATAAAACGCACGTGCCTCTGATATTTGAACGTCACACATAAATCTTGATGCGAGGTTTTCTAAAACAATTCCATCGCTCGCAGCAAAAAACGCCAAAATCATCGAGATAAAATGCCTTTCGTCCTCATTTAAGCTCTCCCACATTGTTATATCTTTTGTTAAATCGATTTCTTCGGCTCTCCAAAAACAATCAATTTGTTTTTTATACATTTCCCATATGTCTTGGTGTTTGATAGGAAACATTACAAATCTGTTATCGTCAGGGGTTAGCAAAGGCTCTGTTTGGTTTTTTGACATCCTAAATAATATATTGTCAATATTTTAAATTTTTTTACAAAATAATAAAATAGTTGGATATTTTAAGAATATGGATATAGTTATCTATAATGATGAAGCTTTTTTACTTAGAAAGGATGAACAATTTATGCACATTCAAAATATGATTGATGCCAAAAAAAGAATGTTGCTTGAAAAACAAAAAAAAATTAAACAAATATCAAAACAAAACTGCTTTTTAGATGAAGTTAAAAATGATTATATGAGATATTATAGTTATATACATCAACAAAAGAGAGATCAAATGAAAGCATTAGAAATGCTGAATAATTATGTAAGTGACTTGGAAAAGAGTGGCGAAATTAGCAAACAAAATATGAATGATGCGAAAGAAGAACAAAGGAAAATTCTTCATGAAATGAAATTAATTAAGGAAAGTTTGGATAAATTAATGAATGATACAGAACATTTGAGTGATAAATTAAAAGATAAAACCCAAGGGACAAAATAAATTTTTATATAAATTTATATATATAATGAGTACTCAAGCACAACAAACTAATGACGATTTTTTAGAAAAATTTGACGAAAGTTTAACGAGATTACAAGGTGCTCAAACTAATATTACTGGCAATGTAGCAAAAAATAAACAATTTAATCAAGGATTAATATCTAAATTAAAAGATTTAAACAAGCAAATAACTAATATAAATGCTTCTATAACTGTTTTGATAAAAACAATTGATGAATTAAAAAATAAACACACTTCAATCAGTACTGATATAAATACTCATAAAGACGAAATAACTGAGTTGAAAAAACAAATAGCTTTGTTAAAAAATAAAAAAAGTGAATTAGATAAACAGTTAAACGCTTTAAAAGCCGACAAATTAGTATTGGAACAAACACAAACAGATTTGAAAAGTGAGGTTACCAAACTAACAGGTCGATTGGATTCAGCTGAAAAAGAACAAGCACAATTACAGTTATTAGCTGAAAAAACTGGTAATGATGCGGTAAAAAAAGCTGCTCAGGATCTAGAAGCATTAGGAAAACAATATGATACATCTCTAAATGCATTAAGAGATGAAATTGCTGAGAAAGAGAAAGGCATATTAAGTTTAAAAAATGAAATAGAAAGTAATAAGATTGCAGTTGCTAGTCATCAAAGTGAGGTTGCAACTTTGACAAATAAAAATGCTGTATTGGTAGATAAAATTAAAGAAGCTACAAACGTAATTAATACTACACAACAAGCTTTAAATCAATTAAGTTTGGATGGAGACGATGGTAACATTAACATCGAAATTGAAGAAATACAAAAAATTCTTAATCAAATTACTAATGCTATACAAGCCGAATTACCAACTGTACCTACACAAGGACAAGGACAACAACAAAACACGTCATCATCATCAAGTATGTCCTCTTTTAAAAAACAAAGTTCAACAGCAATTAATGAGCAATCACAAATAACAATTGGAAGTAAGACAATGACTTTTTCAGCATTAAAAGCAGAACTATTTAGTGCTAGTAATGGAAATACAAATAGTAAATTCGCTATAGCATTAAACGAAATAGAACAAACGCCTATGATAACTAAAGACCAGGTTTCAGAAATCCTTACAAGAAACTCAATTAGCACAAACAAAAAAAGCGAATTAAAAGGCGGTAGAAAAACAAAGAAATTGAGAAGAGGAGCTAAGAAAAACAATAGAACCAAGAAAAATAAAAGAGGTGGTTTCTTATATAACAAAAACTCAAAAAGAAAAAGTGTAGGATCTGTTTCCAAAAGTAAAACTTTAAAAAAAACTTCTACAAGATAAAATATTGAAAATTTCCGTTAACTACTTTTACACTCTATAAGTAACTCAACATCCCTTTTAATGAAGGCATACTCAACATACTCTTAGTATTAATTTCCCTATTTTTCAAATAACTAACAGATCTCATTTTTCGTATTGTTTCCATTTTTGCTTTATACACTTTTTTCCAAGTTCGCTGTATCAATCGTATCCAGAATGTTTTTATGATAGCCACACATTCATTCCCTGACAAATATATACATTCCGCTATTTCAGGTCTTATGTAATTCTCTCTTGTTATAATATTAAGATAATTTCTAAATCTAGTTCTATTTACACATTTATTATTTGAATTTATGTATTTGTTACTTAAATTCATATATCTAGCTCTAAGCATAACTATATAATCATAATCATTTATATCACACAAATCGAAGTTTTTAAATCGGCTATTAACTAGATAATGTGAATCTACACCTGAATGAATATCAGGCACACCATGTATTCCTCTATTATATAATTCACATATAACTAAATTAAAACGCGTTTTACTAGCTTCATCTGCTTCATAATATTCTTCTTCAAAATCGCTATCACTATCCGTATTATAATTATTTTCATCATTGAAATATTCCATATTATTCATATTGTCCATATTATCCATATTGTCCATATTATCTTGTTATAATTTTATTAAAGTTATTTTAATTTCATTCATTTTTTTTTTAAACATTATATATATAATGAAACTTAAAGCATCTTTTACCAAATTTCTTACAAATAAATGGGTATTGAATACTGTATTTATAGTTGCTTTATTAAATATGATTGGATTTGTTGTTATGGGTGATTTTACTTCTGTAGTATATTTTATCGTATTAGCATTATTGATATCTTACTTTAGTAAAAATATGATTATTATTTTAGGTATCCCAATTATATTTGTGAATTTATTAGCAGCAACAAATAAAAATACTGTTAGTGAAGGTATGGAAAATAAAAGTGATAAAGAGCCAAAGAAAGAAACCAAAAAAGAATCCTTTGATTCCAACAATTCCAACAAAAACAATAAACAAAATAAAAAGACCGCACAAGGATTACCTACTACACCAGTCAATGATGATCCTGTTGTTCCATTAGATGATTCCAATGAAAATACAAATGCTGCCACAGATGAATCATTCGAAGTAGGACGCGCAAAACAACGCGGTGGCTATAACATTGACTATGCTTCCACTGTCGAAGACGCTTATGACGAATTAAACAAGATTCTTGGTAGCGACGGTATTAAAAGATTAACCGACGACACTCAAAGTTTAATGAAACAACAATTACAATTGGCAGAATCCATGAAAAGTATGGAACCTTTTATTAAAAATATGGGCCCAATGATGGAGCAAGCACAAAGTATGTTGAAAGGCATGGGTAACAACAAAGAAGGATTAGGTAATATTATGGAAATGGCAAAAAAATTAACTGGAGGTTCTTCACAATAAAATAGTATTATAATATTGTATAATTATATAAATTATAATATGAAAAATTATAATATGAAAAAATGTCCCCCTGGAGTTATTTGTATTGAAAACGTTTCAATGTTTTTTATTTTATGTTGTTTAATTATCATTGGTTATATAATTTATACTAGTGTTTTTAAACAAAATATAGTAGTTAATAATCAAGCCAGTGAAAAAATAGTTATTAAGGATACACAAAGAGAGAATACAGGTTTTAGTTGGTTTGGTAATGGTGGATTTTTACCTAGTTGGCCTTATACAAATTTACCAAATGACGCATTATTGAACCCATATATGCCACCTTTAAGAGATGAGCGTTATTTTATTCCTTCTGGCACTTTTATTCCACCTGGTGCTATGCCAATAAATGTATCCACAAATGTTGGTGCTGTCGATACAACTTATAGACAACTTGGTATGCTCACAGCTACTAATACCAAAGGGAAAATAATACCTTTGATGGGGAGACCTTTATTTACAAATCGCGATAAATGGCAATATTATACAATGAGCCCTGAAGGGAATAGTAACAGCATTAAATTGCCATTATCACGTAATGGTAAAAGTTGCACAAATGAATATGGTTGTGATAGACTTTATAATGGTGATACTGTTTATATTGAAGGATTGAATGAAGCATATAAAATAACCATGTATGATAATGATACTATTAAATATTTGCCTGCTATTTAGATGTTACCAAAGATGTAGAATAATATTTATAAAAAGTAAATTTATAAATATTTTATTAGTTTTTCATTTTAGGATTATTTGTTACCTCTGGTTTTGTTCTTCTTTTTATTTGTTAACCTGAATTTTCTTGTTTTACGTTTCTTACCGCCTTTGTTTGCCATATTTTCGGCTGCTTCATTTACAGCTTGAAAACCATTTTGTTGTCCAGATTCAGCATTATTTTGGTTTATTTTATTTGCTATTTTTTCTGCAAAATAATCGGCAAATTTATCAACGCTTTCTGTTACTATACCTGTTAATTTATTTGTTAATTTAGATGTTTGTCTTTGGATAAAGGTTTTGTTATTTGACTCTTCTTCTTTTTGTTCTCCTTCTTCTTGATTCATATTACCTTCTTCTTGCATATTACTTTGTTGTTGATCCATATTACCTTCTTCTTCTTGCATATTAGTTTGTTGTTGATCCATATTACCTTCTTCTTGCATATTACCTTCTTCTCCTTGCATATTACTTTGTTGTTGATCCATACCTTCTTCTTTTTGTTCTTGATCCATTCCTTCTTCAACACCTTGCATATTACCTTCTTCTCCTTGCGTTTGGTTCATATTTCCTTTATCTTTATTATATTCATCGTATGCGTTTTCGCCATAATCATCTTCTTCATAATCATACATATTATTATTATTTTCAACTTGTCCTTGATTTACGTCTGTGACTGGTTCTACATTTGATACTGGTTCATTTACATTTGTTACTGGTTCATTTACATTTGTGTCTGGTTCATTTACATTTGTGTCTGGTTCTACATTTGATACTGATTCATTTACATTTGTTACTGGTTCATTTACATTTGTGACTGGTTCTACATTTGATACTGGTTCTACATTTGATACTGGTTCTACATTTGATACTGATTCATTTACATTTGATACTGGATCTTGACTTCCATTTGATACTGATTCTACATTTGTTTCTGGTTCTGCATTTGTTTCTGGTTTTTCTTCCCCTTCACCACCCCCTAATTTATGGTAACGAACCTTCTTAAGTGATTTATTTACTAAATTCATTGGTTTCTTTTTTCTAAATGTTTTCCTTTTGCTAGAAGTTTTCTTATTTAACTTCTTTCTTTTCAAAGTTTGTTTTTTCTTATTGTATAATTTTCTTATTTTACCTTTAGTTAATTTCATTTCTATATAAATAAATTAATATTTTTATTTATATAGTTATATTAATGAGTACTAATTCACAAAACATTAATATTTCCCCACAAAATGTCCAGGGATATTGTGATATGAAATGTTCTTATAACTTTAATTATCAAGAAAGCGGTTCAACTGCTACAAATAATGGTGTTATGATATCTTTAACCTATGACACATCAAACACACCACCTGTTTTATATAATAATCAAAAATACAATGTTACTGGCATGTATATATCATGCCCTTCAATACATTATTTTAACAATACACAAGCCGCAGGAGAACTAATAATTAATCATTCCCCTGTATCTAGCGGTCCTAACCTATCTATCGGCATACCATTTATCGCATCTAGCGAGTATTCAGTTGCTTCAAGTACAATTACTGAAATTATTGAAACAGTTTCTGCAAGTGCTCCTGTTGACGGTGAATCTGTAACGCTAAATATTGCGGATTTTACTTTACAGACAATTATTCCTAACAAACCTTATTTCACATATACATCCACTAGTGATGGCACAGAATGGATCGTTTTCAATATTTTAAATGCCATACCATTAAGCACAAATACATTGACCACACTTCAACAAATTATACAACCATATTATATTACTACACCTGGAGATACATTATTCTATAATTCAACTGGACCAAATAGCGTAGATGTAGGCGACGGTATTTATATATCTTGTCAGCCAACTGGTTCAAGTGACGAAGAAACCACTGTAACATACAACAAAAATACTACAAACTATAATTTATTTGATAATCCTACTGCGTTGATTATATTTCAAGTAGTAATAGGATGTATAGTTTTTATTTTGATATTTCTTTTATTGAACTACGCATATGGTTATTTTACTGGTGATGAAAAATTGCCTTCCATTACTAAACAAATGAATAATTTGGGAACAAATAACAAAGGATAGATAATAAATAATTATTTTTATAAATTCTAAAATAATTATTTTTTTACATTTAGGCGTTTAATGGTGTTGCGTCATGTGTATTATCTAATAATGGTTTATAAGAAGCAGGACTTAAACTAGAACCAGATTGAACAATAGGTGCCATCTTTTTAACGACTTCTTGCTCTAAAGTGTATGGGAATTGATTAAAAGCGGTAAATTGAGATGATTTTTTCTCTTCGGATGGTGCGTATTTTTGCAGAGCATCAATTCCAGTTGCTGCTGAAGATCTGCGTATTAAATCAAATGCGACGAATAATGCCAATACAGCTAAAATAGGATTAGAATACATAAATAAATACATGACAATGATAAATATAACAATTTTACCTGCTAATGTATCTACAAGATTGGCAACAGCTTCTGGTGTTTTATATCCCATTATTAAATAAATAATAAAAACAATGACTAATATCAATTCGCCCATATGTTCTTTTTTGAGTAAACTAGAAAAACTATCCATATATCATATTAATAGATTTTATTTTATCCACCTTTCAAAAAGGTGGAGCCAAACATTGCCTCTTAATCCACCTTTCAAAAAGGTGGAGCCAAACAAATTCAAATTTCTTAAAGGTGGAACCAAAACAAATCTATTAAATATGTAAGTATTATTTTGGCTCTACCTTTTCTTAAAGGTGGAAAACTAGATTTGGCTCTACCTTTCTTAAAGGTGGAAAAGGTAGAAAACTAGATTTGGCTCTACCTTTCTTAAAGGTAGAAAAGGTGGAAAAGGATTTAAAAAGATTATGCTAAATAATATAGTTTAAAATTAAATATGTCAAAAGAAAAAATGCTAAATACATACTTAGGTCAAAAAGGATATACAATATATAAAAATGAAATTACAGTTGAGCAGCAGAAACAAATTCGCAACGAACTTACGATAAAACCTTATGTTCCTGGCGCACCAGGATTAAATAATCATCCTGGATTTCCTGCTTACAGAGAATCTGGTAATAAAATGTATGTTCCGCATTATTATGGTCTAGAACATTTTGGCAAACCAAAAGAATATAAAATTACAGATGGAACAAATATAAACCTCGAGTTTAATGGGAAACTTAGAGATTATCAAGAACCTGTCGCAAATAAATTTATTGAACATTGTTTTACTAATATATATGGTGGTGGCCTACTAGAACTACACACCGCGTGGGGAAAGACATCAGCGTCTTTATATATTGCAACACAATTAAAGAAAAAAACATTGGTTATTGTTCACAAAGAATTTTTAATGAATCAATGGATAGAAAGGATTCAACAATTTTTACCAAATGCTCGTATAGGGAAAATACAAGGTCCTATTGTTGATATAAAAGATAAAGATATAGTATTATGTATGTTACAAAGTTTAATAATGAAAGATTATGAACCAGAAGTATTTGATGAGTTTGGTTTTACAATTATTGATGAGGTGCATCATATTTCAAGTCAAACATTTTCAAATTCTTTATTTAAAGTAGTTACGAAATATATGCTTGGCTTGTCAGCTACAATGGATCGTAAAGATGGAACAACTCATGTATTTAAAATGTTTTTAGGGGATGTTATTTATAAAGCAGAGAGAAAAAATGAAAATATAGTCGAAGTTAGGGCATTAACATATAAATCAACAGATGAAACTTTTAATGAAATTATATATGATTATAGAGGAAATCCTCAAATAAGTTCTATGATTTCTAAGTTATGTGAATATAATAGAAGAACAGAGTTTATCATAAAAACAATAATAGATCATATATGTGTTGATAATATTGATGAAAATATAATTAAATCAAATAAAGAAAAAATGGATAAAAATAATCCAAATTGTGAGATTTGTAATTCAAATATTAATTATTTAGTTAAAAACACATGTTGTGGTTGTGTAAAATACTGTTTGCCTTGTATGAAAAATAACACAAAAAACCTTCATAACACATTAAATGATAATAAAGAAAAAAACGGTTGTAAAGAAAAATCAAAATGTCCTAATTGTAAAAAAAACTTAAAATATGAACAAAATTATATTGAAAATCCTTATATAAAACAAATTAATCAAGTTCATACAATTGTTATGTCACATAATTTAAATATATTAAATTATATTTATGAAAAATTTGTTTGTAAAAATTTAGCATCAGTTGGTTTTTACGTTGGAGGTATGAAAGAAAAAGAATTAAAAGAGACAGAAAAAAAACAAGTTATTTTATCTACGTACTCGATGTGTAGCGAAGGTTTAGATATTCCTAGTTTAACAACAGAATTTTTAATTACGCCAAAAACTGATGTAGTTCAAATTGTTGGAAGAATTTTAAGAGCAAAACATCTTGTTACAACACCGACAATATATGATTTTGTAGATTCACATGATGTATTCCAGAGACAATGGTTAAAAAGAAAATCATACTATAAAAAACAAAATTATAGAATAATTGGTATAAATAGTAATGAATATTCAACAAATTTAAACAAATGGAAAGTTTTGAATGAATTTAAAGAAAATTTTAATAAAAAAAATTGCGAAATAAAAAACACAAAGAATATTTCAATCAAAAGTAATAGTTCTAGTGATAAAAGTATTGCAAACGATAGTGATACAGAAGAAGAAAATAATGTAGAGCCTGAAAAACCAAAGGATAAATATTTATGTGGAAAATGTCTATTACCAATTAAGAAGTAATTTTATTATATTTTTTAATTGTTTTATATTTTTAATTATTTTATATAAAGTATTTTTTATTTTATATAAAAATATTTAATGACCTTTTGATGCAAAGCCTTTTCCTGTAAAGTGATTATAATTATCTACACAATTTGTGCAATTTGATAAAAGCTTAATTGGTGGTGGATTAGCTAATCCTACTAGACTTGGATTTAAAATACTTCCTACTGAATAAGTTGGTGTTAATGGAAGATTATTTTGAAATTGTGCATACCCACCTCTTTGGCGTCTATTTCTACGCGAACTGTTACGCCTTTTACCACCTGCGAATGCTCTTGATCTTGAAGCAGATCTTGATGCATATTTTGTCTTAATTCTATTTCTTAAAGAATCTCTTTTTCTACTACCACCTTTCATCTTCTTATACTTTTTAGTGATATTTTTTATTTTTCTCTTAAGTTTTTTTGCTCCACCTCTTCCTGGCCAAATTCCTGCCGCAGCATCTATATTGGACTTTGTTCCTGCTAAACCTCCTGGAAAATCACCTGGTGGACTTCCAGATATTTGATTGCTGCCAAAATTAGCTGGATTATTTGAACTAGTAGCATTTACATATTGGCTATTTGAATTAACATAAGGATCTAATTTACTATAACCAAAATTTGAAGCTCCTGAACCTGCTGACATATATAATATAAATATATTTTATTATGTATTGATGTATGTTCTATTAATTCTATAACCAGTATGACATAATATTTCTAATGGAATAGTTTTCGCTAATTTACTTAAATGATAAATAGTTTGAGGACAATTTACACCATTACCAAAAATAAAAGCCTCATCATTTACTTTATCTTCTGGCTTTGCTTCAACAACTATTTGATCCATACTAATCAATCCAAGCACTTTCCTTTTTGTTCCATTAATATACACATAAAGTTTCAATGATGTATCTCTTGGTATTATATCAGCATAACCTATTGGCAATATACATATACGCATATTTTTAGATGCTTTAAATTTCCAATCATATCCAACACCATCACCTTTTTTAATATCTTTTAATTGTATTATATATGATTTTAATGTCATTGGTAATGTTAAATCCTTACTCTTTTTAAAGCCAGACGTTATACCATAAATACCAGAACCTGGTCTTGATATAGTAAAGTCACTTACATCATAATTCATACACGCACCAGTATTTGCTATATGAACTAAAGGTGGTCTAATATTTGCTTCCGTATCTAATTTATTTCTTAATTCTCTAAATTTATGTAATTGTTCATTTACTATTGGACTATTTTTTATACCAGAACAAATTAAATGAGACATCATACCTACTAATTCTATTTTATCACATTTATTTATTTCAAGGAAAGCATCAAATGCTTTGTCATATGATATACCTGCTCTATTTATACCTGTGTCTACAAACATAGTTACATTTATTTTTTTACCTCGTGGTATTAATGAGATAAATTTTGGTATAGTTGTTTCGTCTGTAATCGCAATATCAATATCCATTTTCAACGCATCTTTCAATTCTTGCCCATCAATATCATATAACCATGCCAAAATTCTTCCTTTATCACCACTATTTCTTAATAAAATAGCTTCCCCTAAAGTAGCTACACCAATATATTTTATACCTAATTTTCGCAAAACCTTTGACATCTCAATTATACCATGACCATATGCGTCTGCTTTTAAAACAGGCATTAGGTCTGTTTTTGTTTTTCTTTTTAAGAAATTAATATTATTACGTATTGCATTAACATCTATAATAGCTTTAATATCTTTATCTGCTGATGGTATTTGATATACTTTCATTGATTTATTTTTATTTGTTTTAATATGTCTTCTTTTTGTATGTAAAGTCATTTAATATATTTTTGTATTTTATATTTTTAAAATTATATTATATTTAATTTAATATTTAATTTAATATTTAATTTATTATATTTTTCAATTGACCAGCATTAATTATATTACTATTATCATGTGCTATTTTTATAGGATAAAACTTTTTAAATTTATAGTTATAACAACAAACCATATTATAAGATTTATCCAAATAAACGAAACGGTCCAATCTTTCATTCTCAAATTCTTCTTCATCATCACTTTCTTCTAAAGCATCCAAATTAACATTTTCTTTAATATTTCTAAAAAGAGAATTCATCATTACACTACAATTATAATCTGGTATATAAGCTACACTATAATATTCTTCCTTTTGTTCATTATTCATACAATACAAATGATATATATCATTTTGAATGTCAGGTTTAACTTTGAATATATATTCTTTTCTATATGAAGGTCTATCAACCTTCGATACTTTGTTTGCAGTTCTTTCTTCTTTACCTATTGTTTTTTCTTCCTTGGTTATCATTGTTTTTTCTTCTTTGGTTATCATTGTTTTTTCTTCTTTGGTTATCATTGTTTTTTCTTCTTTGGTTATCATTATCTCTTTATTTACTATAGTTCTTTCTTGAGTCAAATTAACTTCTGGTTCCTTGTTAAAATTCTTTTTATAATTTTGCGTTGGCGATTCTATGAAATTCTTGTATGTGATAAACAAATAATTATTTGTTCTATTAAACAATCTAAATTGTATGCAATCAATATTGTAATTTACATTTTTTGTTTGTAACATAATATCTTCTATATTATTACTCATTAAAGGTAATCCAAAAACAATAAACGAATTGTTATAAGCTAATTGCTTCAAATCTTTTTTTAATATGTCTTTTATTATCAATAATTTATTTCCCCAATTCTCTCTTTCAACTGGTTTTCCTCTGTAACTAAAAATATCTTCTATAGAAAAAAACTTTCCGTTTGATTGTGTAAAAAATGTCCCATAAAATATAGTTCCATACGCTAGTTCATTCGAAAAACAAGCATTCACTATGCGTATATTTTTGACTCGCTTGTTCTCATTTAGTTCCATCATAAAACAAACATTACGATCATTATATATAGTAAACCAAGCAAAACACTTTTTACCTATTGGTGTAGCAACATAAATATCTGCGTTATAAACCTTCTTATAAATTATATTTTCATAAGAAAGTTTTATATTTGGGAATTCATCCATAACAGATTGTTTTTCAGTTTCGTTCAACATTGCTTTAATATGTATTATTATTATGAAATTAGCTTTATATTATTTTCATAATATTTAATAATTAGAATAAGAAGAATTCATCATTGAATCTAATGCAGAAATTTCTGTTCCTGAAGATCCTGAACCGCTTAATTGTTTTTTCAAAAAATTCTTCAATTCGTTTTTCATTGTTGGAGTTTCCTCTTGTTTTGGTATTAAATCAACTATTTTATATTCTTCATTCAAAAATAAATTGTCGTTTAAATTTGCTGACGTAGATGAGCTATTTTTGATAATATTATACATATTTTCATATTTTTGATTAGGACTATTTACTAAATCTTTAATTTTTGGAACAGTTAATGTAGATTTAAAAAAATTTATTAAATGATGCACTAAAAAAATTAATATTATTGATATAACTGTAATTTGTATAACCCAAGATAACATACTATATAAAAATATTAGTTTAAGAGAGATAAAAACTCAAAAAAATTACTTTGGAATAATTTATCAAAAACACGTGTTTCGTTTGGCACTTCAAAATAATAATCCAATATATTATTCATATAAGAAACAATGACAAATTTTATTTGTGAATTATTATCCATTGAGTAATAATCCATTTTTTTCAAAATAGCAAAATGATCTACAGCGAGTTGATAGACAACTTCTTTCTTAATATAAGATTCGTCTATGGTTAATTTTGAACCATTATAGTAATTTTTAAATATTATCGGTGGTTTGTCTTCAATAATCAATTTATACGTATTACCTGTATCTATATTGAAAATACCTTCATTTGAATAAATAAACAATTTATGATCTGTTTTCATTAACATTTTGTTTAATTTTTCTAATTTTTTTTGTGTTTTTTCAATATCACAAATATCAATAAATAATCTCATAATTTATTATAATTAATATTATATAAACTATTTAAACCTATTAAATTAATTATAAATAATTATGTCACAACCGTTAAATATTATAATAGTTGAAAAAACTGGTGTTTTAAAATCACTAGCGATCAAGGATTTTAAAGAAGAGGAACTTTATAAAAAATGCGGATTTAAAAAAGGGGATGATTTTATTAAACAAACAGAATGGACGGTTAAATATGATGGTAAAAAATACTATGTTCAAGTATTTGCGAAAACTGATGGGCGCGCTAATTCCGAGAATAAATATGATTTTCCACCACCAATCGATAATACATTATTTTTTGGTAGTTGTGCAATTATAGCGTCGATTCATAATGATAAAGGTGCTAAGGTTTACACGGATTTAACTATACCTTTATGGGATAAAATTTACGAAAAATTATTCGGCGGTTTCGAAGATTTGGCTGCTACAGCTGCTGAAGACGAGGCTGAAGAGGATGAATTAGAAAATATACCAAAGGAAAAGAAAACAAAGCATGGATATTTAAAGGATGGGTTCGTAGTAGATAGTAGTGATACAGAACAATCTGAATATGAGAGTGGAAATGAGGATGACGAAGATGATGATGAAGATGGTGATGAAGAGGAAGAGGAAGAAGAAGATGAAATAGTAATTCAGGACATTGGTTCAGAGTTAACAGAAGAGTCATATGATTATAGTGATGAAGAGGAAACAAAATAATTAGAAATAAATAAAATAAAAATTAAAAATGTATGCATATTTTTATATTATTTTTATAATATAATATAAAATGGATATTGTTGATAATTCTACAACTCCAGTAAATCCACTCTCTATAGAAGAAGAAAAGAAAGTAGCAAATAGTAAAAAAGACGAGCAAATTTATTATTTAAAATTTTCATTTACTATTACATATGTATTATTGCTTACAACTGCTACTATTACATTAATAGAGGCACTAAGATGCAAGATTCCACAAGTTCGTCATATATTTAATTTAGAAACATGTATATCCATAGTAGCAGGTTATTTTTATGGTATATTTTTGGCACAAATAAACAAATATAAAAGTGAAGGAAAAGAAATCGATTGGGCTGATATTACAAAGACAAGATATATCGATTGGTCTATTACTACACCTATGATGCTTTTAACATTATGTTTAGTATTAGCAAATCATAGTAATGTGAAAATACACTTTTTATCATTTTTAGGTATTGTTATTTTGAACTATATTATGTTATATATAGGATTTTTAGGTGAAATAAACTATATGTCAAGATTATCGGCTGATATATTGGGTTTTATAGTATTTTTCGCTATGTTTGGTTTTATTTATTATTCCTATGTTTATCCAAAATTCTCCAAAGAAAATTTGGTATTATACCTGATTTATTTTATAATATGGGGTTTATATGGAATAGTTTATATGTTTGATGAAGTGACAAAAAATACCATTATTAACATTTTAGATTTAACTGCAAAATGTTTAGTAGGTATTGGCTTATGGGTATATTATACAAAAATAATTCAAAGGTAAAATAAATATATTGAAAAATATATTAAGGATATATTAAGAATTGTTAAAAAATATGTGAAAGGTATATGAGTTAAAAATATATTAAATTTATATACCTTTTATTTTATATATGCCATATGTTTGCCCTATTTGTTTATTAAATCCACAAAGTCACTCATTAACTAAAATTTTAGAAAAGGATAATATTATTTATTATTACACCTGTCCTTCAAAAGCGTTACTACATTTTGATAAAACTGGAATAATTAATCACTATAATGGTGTATTCAGTGAAATTCCTGAAAATAAAGAATGGGTATGGGTCTTTGACGGAACAAAATTTAATTCACAACATGCTTTACAAATAGATTTGGCGGTTGAATTGACAAAATTATTTGTAAAATTCAGTAAGAATTTAAAAAAAATAATTATTATCAATCCAAATTTGTATATTAATTCTATTTATAACATAGTATATCCTTTTACAAACAAAAAAATGAAGTCTGTGGTTAATATTATAAAAGAACCTAAAACAGTAGATGAGATTTTAATCCACTTTTAAATCCATTTTTAAATCCACTTTTAAAAAAAGTGGAGCAAAACACGTATTTAAATATTAATTAGGTTGGATAATCAATGTTTTGCTCCACTTTTTTAAAAGTGGATAAATAAAATTGATATTGATTTAAATATATAATTCGTATATAAATCAATAAAATGAGTGTTCGTAAAATTGAAAATGCCGATTTATTCCGCGAAAATATTCGTAAGAAATTAAATGATATCATTGGAGACGATAAAAATAGTAATAACCTTGAAAAAGGTATATTTAATTTTGCGTTGAAAGAGGCCGAACAAAGAAAAATTATTAAAAAATGGGATAATCCACAATTTGTCCAAATTTATACAGACAGATTACGCAGTATAGTTATAAATTTAAAAGGGGATGTTTTGAACCATATTAAAGATGGAACATTAAAACCACATATTGTTGCTTTTATGACACATCAAGAATTATGTCCTGAAAAATGGCAAACTCTTATTGATGCGAAGTCTAAAAGAGATGCGAATAAATTTGAAGTTAATATGGCCGCCGCAACAGATACATTCACATGTAGAAAATGTAAAGGCAATCAATGCACATATTATTTACAGCAGGTAAGATCAGCAGATGAACCGATGACTGTGTATATTACATGTATTACATGCGCGTATCGTTGGAAGACGAATTAAAAATTTAGGAAATTCAAATAAAAATGTATATTATTTTTTAAAAATAATATTAGAATAATATATATAATATGGAAACTATTGATAAAAAAATACTAGTTCCTGTAGGAGAGCCAGCTAGGGATAATTTTTTTAAGACAGATTATAAAACTTTACAAAGTTATAGTTTTTATGATGGTAGTGGAAATAAAATAGGACCCTATAGTGACACCACTCATGAAATGAGTAGCAATTGGGCTCCAAGTTATTTGTTTCGCGACATCAACGGCAGTGATGAACTACTTAAATATGGAAGCACAGATACACTTTATTATACAAAACCTCAAAAAGAATCAGTTGGTTCTAGATTTACTTCTTATTTTAGAAAAGGAGGAAAAAGATCTAGAAAGAATCGTAGAGGTTCCAAAAAGTTGCGTAAAGGAGGAAAGAAATCTAGAAGATCAGGAAGACGTTAAATTTTATTTTATATATTTTATTTAGTATATTTTATATAAAATATTTTAATTATATATATGAATAGTAATTACGTTCCACCACAAGTACAAGGACAAGACGTTAGCAATTCTCAAAAAATTAAACCTCTTAACAGATTTGATAATAATGGAGTTCCTACGGTTCAACTAAAAGGGCATAATATTGCTGTTCCCACAAAAGATGAATATATTCAGGCTAACATATTAAATAATTTAAATGCAAATTTACAAAATCAAATAAATAATAATGGATTTAATGATACACAAATAGATCGTCTAAACAGTGAAGAAAGTTTTTTGAAACAAACAATATTAGCTGCTATAATAAGTTTTAATAAAAGCAATCAAATGAGAAACCTTGTTAATAATGCTAGAGGTCCTAAATTTAGAGAATTATTTATTAAACGTGCATTATTAGATCTTTACATAGATCCAGAAATTAATAAATCTGGTATAGCTTCTGGAGCTTATAGAATGGCAAAGACAAATTTTTATAGATTTACACCAAAAATGCTTCGCGATCCTTTATATGGTGCTGTTTTTACAAAAAAAAGAGGTGGCAAATTAGAAAAAGGTAAAAAAACTAGAAAAAATAAACACTAAAAATAAATATTACTATCAAACATGGTATAAAATAATATAAAACATATTTTTTATATCTATTATAAACAACAATAGAAGGTTCTTTTATAACCATCAATCTATCTTCTTCGTTCGTCTTATCGTAAATATAATAACGCAATATTTCATTTGGAAAATCAGGTGAAATCTTTCTAATAAAAATTGCATATTTATTGGTTTCTAATGAATCATCAATAAATTTGATATCTCTCTCATTCGCTTCTTTAAATAAATGTGGGCTCGTAGAGCTTGTCATTCTAGACCAATCAGTTATATGTGTAACAGCAGATAATACATTACGTGTATTCAACTGATTATACATACACAATATAATAGCAAACAAACTTTCATTGGCTAAACCACCATCGCATACAATTTTTGATAATTTTTGTTGTGTTTTAATAAAATGAATACAATAACTTACATGTTCTCTCTTCAATACAAACCAAGGGTCATTTGCCAAACGCAATTCTTCAGGTATCAACGCCAAATTAGCTCTTTTGTGAAATTGTATATTCCACCACGCTTTCTTCCAGCTCATTATACTTCTATTGTAATTACTATAAAACAATTGACGAAACTTTTTTGGTGATATAATTGGGCAGCACGAATCTGTTATCAAACAGAACCATTGGTTATTCGAATCATGCTGAAAAGCATAACTCATAGATGATATATACGCAGGAATAACATGATAATAACTTGTCTCAAATACAAACTTTGGTGGTATTGTATGTTTCAAGATCCACTGTGATTTGATTTTGTTCAAATCTTTATAATAGAAATACACATTGATAATATCTTTATTTGGTTCAATCCATTCTCTCCATATTTCTTCTTTATTCACTATATGTTCATAACTAATAATAAAACATAATGCTACCTTCATATAATATACTATTATAATGTGGATTATTTTTTAAGTATTAATTAAAATGTCAAATAAATATAAATGAAATTTTATACTATATATAGATTTTTTTTGTTTTTAATTGTAAATAAAGCCATTACATCATGGAGGAACAATTTACAAAGAAAAACACAACTTTTAATGAACGATAATAGAGAGAAACAATGTGTTGTCTCAAAAAAAGACAATACTATTTATTGTAATAGTGAAGTAAAATTATATATTGATAAAAACGATTTTTTAGCAAACAAAAAATTAATTACAGTTTCTCCTGGAGGATTTAAGGGGTTTTATTTGTTGGGTATTTTGACATATATAAAAGAAACATATAATTTAGACAATTTTATTTTTTCTGGTGCGTCTGCTGGTGCGTGGAATAGTTTATTTATGTGTTATAAAGGTGATCCTTTAGATTTCGTGTATAACTTGGTTGATTATAATATTAAAAAAACAAAATCTATAACAGAATTGGAATACTTTATAAAATACAAATTACTAACATCTTATAAAGACAAGGACTTTGATTTAAATCGTTTGTTTATAGGCGTTACAAATGTGAAATGGTTGAAGGCAACTACTAACATTTTTAGTGATTTTGAAAATTTAGAAGATGCGATTAATTGTTGTATTGCTAGCTCACATATACCTTTATTAACTGGCGGTTTAACAAATCGTTACCATAATTCGTATGCTTTTGATGGCGGATTTAGTAGTTATCCTTACTTGAATAATGATAATCTTGTATTACATGTGTCGCCAAGTATGTGGGAGGAGATGACAAATACAAAGCCTAAAGGTGTCAAGGGAAGTATTCGAACTTTAAAAGATTTTTCCGAGATTTTTTCAGTATCCAAAAACAACTTAATGGAATTATTTGATCATGGATATCAAGATGCAAGAAAACATAAAGAATGTCTTGCCAAAATATTTGAACCGAGAATTGATAACGATTCGAGAGATGATATATTAGAGTTTTAGAATTGCTTATTTGTTATTGTTCACTCATGATTCCTGTTAATTTTATATTATTACAAGGTAGTGCATCATAAGAATTATTAATAACTTCATAATCCCTTGCGTCTTCATCCATATTTATTTCACTAATACGTTCGCTAGGTGGGTCGCTTTTATCATTTTCGTTCAAATACATTAGTGGACTGTTTATCAAAAAAGGATTCAACGACGTAATTTTATTTTCAAGTATATATGTGATTTTTTTATTAGATAAAAATAATAAATCAAATTTACTATGTATTGATTCTATTTTACTATGTATTGATTCTACATTACAATTTATGATTTCAATCTTACTATTTATGGTTTCTGTCTTACTACAAATTAAATCTATATTACTATTTATAGTTTCTATATTACTATTTATGGTTTCTGTCTTACTACAAATTAAATCTATATTACTATTTATGGTTTCATTTTCGTTATCTATTTTTTTATTTATTTCTTGAATATTTTTCTTATTAGTATCATATAAACTAGACAATAATTTATTATTATAAATAGTTCCAACCGCAACAATACCTATTAAAATAAATGTTCCTACAAAAAAATATTGGGCTTTTTCATATGCACGCGTATTTTTTACTGCTTTATTTATTGTTATGGTAATTTTTTCTAATAATTTTTGTTCTGATGACATTATATTAAATGTATTATTTGTATTTAATATATTTCAAAAATAAAATTGATATATTTTGTATTAATTATAAATAGAAAACATTTATAATTAACTTAAATGAAAATATCGAATATTTTTATAAGCACATTAGATAGGGAAATACCTTTTTATATAGGTAAAAACGCACGAGATAATTTTGAAGTAATTGACAATGGTGATCCAGAAGATATTTGGTTTCACGCAAAAAATATTTCGTCTTGTCATGTAGTAGTTGAATTACCAAATCAACATTTACAAACACATGAATTGAACGAAATTATACATATAGGTGCTGCTTTGTGTAAGGAGAACACCCAGAAGCTATCAAAGCTGTCCAATGTATCTATTATTTATACTGAATTAAAAAATGTGGTTAAAACGAAAACACCTGGTTTAGTGGTAACAAAAAATACAAAAATAATTAAATGTTAGAAAATAATTAAATATTAGAAAAAAAATTGATTTAATAATTTATAAAAAATAAAATTTATAAAAATAAAATAATGACCAATTTAAAAGATAGAATGAATCAATTACCAAAAAATTTACAAATCCATATTTATGAATATAATGTAGAACATAGGAAAAAAATGCGATGGGTATTTGATCAAATACGTGGTCAAACTATTTGTGAAGTTTGTGATAAATACATAATAAAGGATGCCATTTATAGCCTACGTGGTTGTGATATGGTGTGTTGTTCTATGGAATGTTGTGATAATTATGGTTTATTACAATATAATTTATAAAATAAAATAAAAATTAAATTAAATTAAAAAATAAAATAATAAAATAAAAATCTAAAAAATTTCCTTGTCAATGACAACTTCTTTTGCTATTTTTTTTATTATTTTGTCTTCTTTTTCAATATCATTATCACCAGTTCCACCCATTGCCTCAATAATTAGTTTATTATATTGATCTGCGAACTTCGAATCACTTTTACCACAATCTGGATGTTGTTCTTTAAATTGTGGTATTAATTTTGAATTTTTATTTGCGACTCTTTTAATTACCTTACGTAACCTCGCTTTCTCTTCATCTTCTTTTTCCCATTTATCATCATCTTTTATATACATTACTTCTCTCTTTGAGTCACTACAATGAACAGGCCTTTTATGAACGTCTAGTGCTTTCAAATTTTGAACAATAATATTGGAAATACCTTCTACAAACCCTATCTTACCTACATTTTCTAGATCGGTTATCTGTAGCTTGAGAGAATCAACAAAATCCATAATATTCATTGCGTCTTTGCATGTTTCATTTAAAAATACATTCAAGTTAAAGGTTTTGTTGTTTGAATTTATATTATTTGTGATATTCGTTGGTTTCATTTGTTTGCATACATCTAATATAATCTCCTTGAACTCCTTATTTTGTTCGCTTATAAATTCTTTCAATTCAGTAGTCTCTTTTGATAATTTCATGTTTTGTTCTAAAAGTGTATCAACAATATTTTGTTCTTCCATTTTTAGACATTTTTTATTATGTCTCGATAAACTCGAGCGATGAGCAAACGCCCTTTCACACATATCACACTTATATGCTGTGGCGTTTTCGGCGTTTTTTATGTAGCATTTGTTAGCATTTTGGTGCTTCAGTGTCAAAACATGTCTGTCCCATTCACTTTGCTTGCTACATGAGAAGTCACACTTTTTACAATTAAAATTTTCGGCGTTTTTTCGGCGTTTTTTGTTAGCATTTGTTAGCATATATATGCTAACTAAAAAAACGCCTAAATTGTTTTTTAAAAATATAAAAAAATTTTATCGTAACACTTTTTGAATTATTTTTTTGGTAACCAGATGCTAATTTTCAATTATGGTAAGCGGATAATTCTGAAAGTCGGAAAGTATTTTC